CGCCGACCAGGACGTGGCAGCTCTGTTGACCCGCGGCCGTGCATGGAGCGTGAATGACCTTGCAAAAGCCCTGTCCGGCGATGACCCGATGGCCGCTATCGGTGATTTAGTTGCCGAATACTGGGCAAGGCGTTCCCAGGCTATCTTGATTAAGATCCTTGACGGAATCTTCAGTCATGCTACAACTGGAATGGACACAAATAAACACGACATTTCCGGTTCTGCAACCGCTGAAGATGATGATGTTATCAGCGCAAAGACCGCAGTTGATGCAATCTATAAGCTGGGCGATAACGCAGATAAGCTGACTGGATTTGCAATGCACAGCGCAACTGTAGCAAAGCTCACAAAGGACGACCTGATTGAGACTATCCCTCCATCAGAGGGCAAGCCTGCAGTCAGAATGTTCCTCGGAAAACCTGTCATTGTTGATGACAGCCTACCGGTATCCACCGGCGTATACACAACCTATATCTTTGGTGCTGGAGCATTCGGTTGGGGCGAAGGCGGCGCTCCTGTACCTGTAGAAACCGCTCGTGATGCTCTTGCTGGTGACGACATACTCGTACACAGAAGGCACTTCATCCTGCACCCGAGAGGGGTTGCCTTCCAGAATACAGTTGTGACGGGTGCAACGCCGAGCAACGATGAACTTGCTAATCCTCAGAACTGGAAGCGTGTATACGAACCGAAGAACGTGCGTATCGTACAGTTCAAGCATAAGCTCACAACAGCATACTCCGCCGGGGCTTAAGGGGGGATATAAGTGAGGAAACTTGACTATTTTAAGAGGTTTACCTATATCCCTAACGAGGTTTACGACCACTTGAAGGGGTTAGAGGATGCGGCCGGGGGTGACGTTGACCTCGTCATCCTCCCGGCCATGACTGGTACACCCGCAAATGGACCTGCGCTTGAACCGACTGTAACAGAGGCAAATGATGACTATGCCTTTGACGTTACCCTGCAGGTGATGAATAAGGCTAAAACAAAAGTGTTGGAGTTTTACAATGGTACAATGGAAGTAAAGGTTGACATAACCTCTACTTCTGGTACTATTGCCATTGACGACGGCGAACAAGGCGGCGATGCCACAAAGGATATGACATTTGAAAACGGTCTATGTAAATTTACCGTGACCCTTGGCGGCACCTGGGCAGCAGACGAAACAATAAAGGTCACAGTGGATGACAGCAACGTCGGCATCATGGGTTACGCGGTTGAGAAAAACAACCACTTCCTGATTAAGGTAAAAGCCGATCCGGCAGGATAAAACGAGAGGGCTTAGTGCCCTCTCTTGTATTTCGAGGTGATGAATATGGCAGTTGATATTACCGGCTTCCAGCGCATGCGCAGGGATCAGGAAGAAAAAGCGCAGGCTGAAAGGGAGAGGAAGGAGGCGGAGGAAAAATGTCAGGAAGCTACTGCACAATCGAAGAAGCAAACGCCTATTTTTCAGGACGCCTCCACGCCGAAAGCTGGGGGCAAGCAGACGACAGTACCAAAGAAAAAGCCCTCAAGCAAGCAACAAAAGAGATAGACCGACAGCCGTTAAGAGGGCGAAAAGCTACTGATGAACAGGAACTGGCTTTCCCCCGGTACCCGGATACCGAGATACCCAAAGAAGTCCAGGAAGCCTGCTGTGAAGAAGCCCTTGCCATACTCGAAAGCGGAAACAGCCAGCGTAGGAAGCTCCAGCAGGAAGGGGTGCAAAGTTTTACTGCTGGCAACATATCTGAAACTTATATGCCTGGTGCCGGAAAAGGACTATTAAGCCAGGAAGCAAAGGAACTACTTCGGCCCTGGCTTTTAGGGAGCGTGTTCATAACATGAAAAAAAGAAAAATCAAAATAAGATGGACTTGTTCTGATTTTTGCCACCATTCGCATCGATTCAAGTTGACAGCCTGGCTATGTGGTAAACTGCAGCAAGCGGTTAGGTGGTGCTGTCAATGATAAAAGACTATCTCAACCAAACCGCCATATGGCATTACACCACAGGGCAAATGAACGAATACGGCGAACCAACGACAAGCAGCAAGACAATTAAAGTTCGCTGGGAAGGCAAACGTCGCCTTGTCCGAGACAACGAAGGCCGGGAGGTAGTGTCAGAAGCCCGGGTGTTTTGCACCGAAGCCGTTAAGCCTGGAGACGAGCTGGAGTTTGACGGGCGCAGTTGGCCGGTGATTGCTGTATCCACGGTTCCTGACCTGAGCGGCAAGGAAACTCACAGAGAGGTGGCGGTCTGATGGCAAAGGACAAATGGCGCATTAAGGAAGCTGTCAAGATAGCAGAGGAAGCAGGATTGAAGGCACTCCGGACCGGGGCAGAAGCAATCCTTACAGAAGCTATAAACGAAACGCCGATTGAGACTGGAACACTTCGCCGCAGCGGCACCGTAACCGTCGGGGCACTGCCGGACTGGGAGCAGGTGTATGAAGCTGCTGAATCCGGTAGCAACATGAAGGATGCTTTCCCCGGTCCGGAAGGAAAGGAGAAGGCTGTGTATGTCAGCTTTAATACTCCTTACGCAAGGCGGCAACATGAAGAGCTTGGATATAACCATCCCCTGGGCGGCAAGGCGAAATATTTGGAGGATCCGTTCAACCGGAACAAGAAGAAAGTCCTCCAATATGCCGATAAGGCGGTCAAAAAAGCCCTCCAAAAAGCAAAGTGAGGTGATGCCGGATGCTGAGCGATATAGGCAACTATCTACAGGCCCAGGGAATAGGAACGCTGGGAACAAATATATTTCTTGGCATGATACCAGATGAACCCGACAACTGCATAGCATTATTTGAGTACGCCGGTTCACCTCCGGATTTGCATTGGAATGGCGAGTATCCGGGCTTGCAGGTGAGGGTGCGAAACAAAAGCTATGCGGCTGCAAGGACAAAGATAGGGGAAGTGATAAATAAGCTTCACGGGCTGCATGAGCAAACGCTGTCCGGTACCAGGTATCTGCTTATCAAAGCCCGGGGCAGCCCTGAGGTGCTGAAACGTGATAATAACAACAGAGTTGAACTATTCGTGAATTTTGAAATCATAAAGGAGCGTGATTAACATGGCAATAGCAGGGTATGGTGGCGGTGTATACATTGGAGACACGCCGAAGAAGGTTGCAGAAATCGCAAACTGGAGTCTTGACATGAGCGCAGATGATATTGACATCACCAGCTTTGACTCCGAGGGTTGGAGAGAAAGAATGCAGGGCATAAAAGAATGGTCCGGATCTTTTGAGGGCAATTTCAAGCCGGATGACACAGACGGGCAGGGCGAACTGATTGATGCCTGGCTCAGCGGCGAAGCAGTGACCTTGGAGCTTAACGTCAACAGTACAGTGAAGTTCTCCGGCGACGCTTTTGTGAATCTGAGTATTGAGACGCCAGTTGACGACAAAGCAAGTTTCAGCTGCGACTTCTCCGGAACCGGTCCGCTGACGCCTTCCGGGGTAGGTTCTGGTAGCTGATGGCTATCAGAGGCATGGTAGGGGCGGTTTACGAAAGCGAGACCGCCCCTATTTCTGAAAATGTTGCATTGTTGTTTGACTGGGTTCTGGAAGTTCAACATAGAAAAGAATACACCTACGGTCCACAACTTCACGTGATCCCGGAAGGCTGGCACGTGAAGGCAAAATCATACTGGGCGGCCAAGGCGTTGCCAAAAGGTCAGGCGTATGTCCGGCTGTTCATCGGCAAGGGTGAGGATAGGAGTTGCTTTGCCGGGCAGATTGAACTGCCGACCATGAAACAGACGGATGCAATAAACGAGACGGAAATCAGAATGGAGGGCATAGGCCAATTAATACAGGAGGGATAACATGCCGAGAAATAAAATTGTTCCGATTGGGGAGAAAAAAATAAACGTTCAGGAAAGGCGCGTTGGCGAACTGGAAGAGTTGACAAAGCAGCTTTTCCCGTCAACGAAGGGAAAACTGAAGAATCTTGACAAGGCATTGAACGATTTGGAATTGGACTGGGATCTTCTATACGATAAAATTCCTGTTGTTTTCCCAGAAGTCACAAAAGAGGACGTTGTCAATGCATATCCTTCAGAGCTTGAAAATCTAATCGGAGCGTTTATTGAAGTAAATTTTTTCGCACTGAAGCAGATGATACCGAAGCTGATGCTTTTAGTTCAGACTGGCTCACAGCGGAAGTAGTTGTGCTACTTGGAAGAGAATTCGGCTGGACGCTGGACGAGATGCGGCAGCTGTATCCGAGCGAGCTTAAGGCGATTCTAAAAGAACTGCACAGACAAAAGCTAATAGACGAGTACGATGAACAAAAGAGCAAGTGGGCGTTTCTAGCGGCGGTTATAGCAAACTGCACTGCTGCGCTATCAAGAGTATTCAGCGGTAAAAAGAAAAAACCAAAACTTGTGGAGCCAGACGACTTCATAAGCAAAGATTTTGAAGGGCTCATGCAGCAGATATTAGGCACAAAAGAACAAAAGAAGGACAAAAAGTATGGGAAACACATACAAGACGCAAAATCAAAGGGTCTCAGTGGCCCGTGGTAAAGGCAGGTGAGACAGGATGACCGTAGGACAGGTAATTGCAAAGTTGGGCGTTGACCAGAAAGAATATGAAAAGGGCTTGCGAAAGGCAGAAACGCAGGCTAACAAGGCCGGTTCCAAAATTGGCTCAATATTCAAAAATGCTTTTTCCGTGACGCTCGGAGTGGGAATGTTTGAAGCCTTAAAAAAGGGCTTTAAGTCCACAGTAGGAACG